CCATGGAGATTTCTTTACAAACTGGTATTTCACCTCGAATCACGGCATCTCGAAAACGGCCGTAATAAATCGGGGTGGCTGTATTCGATAATGCCATAAATGTTCACCTGTTACTTCTTCTTATTGTTGGTATAGATTTTTACATCATCATCCAACTTGAATGTGTTGTTTATCGTCTTTGTCATGAAAGATTTTGACAACTGTTTACCAACATCAATTGCTGCCGGAGTAATCATATCTTTCATCACTGTCTGCGCAATCTTCTTACCCTTAGAAACTTGCTTTGGAGTTAATGAGCTCAATTCTTGTTCTAGTTTTATCCTGCTAATCTTCTGTCGGATTTCATCATCGGACATATCTTTCACGGATTTTGATTTCGACTTCGTCTTTGAAGATTCGGAACCCTTGGCGCTCTCTGGATGACGTCTAAGATTCTTTCCGGTAAGATTTGTATACTCAGCTATCATCTTTGAAGCTTTTTTTCTGCCAGCGGAAGTAAGCGTTCCATCTTTGTTCTGGTACCGTCTCACACCCCATTTCATACCAAGTATTCCGTGATGGGATAAGTATTCATTTTCCATATCACACCTCCTCTCCT